GACCATCTCAAAGAAGTTTGAACCACAAGGAGTCACCGTTATTTGTTTACTTTCAGAAAGTCACATCTCAATCCATACTTGGCCTGAGGAAGGTAAAGCAGCGGTAGATGTTTATACTTGTGGAGATTGTAATCCAAAGATTGGTTGTGATATCATCATTCAACAATTGTATGCTACTAATCATACGTTAAGTTATATTGAACGGTAGCAAAAATTACAAAACTTTTATACTAAATATCAACACGTTCATCGCATTATGCGACGGAAGTAAGCCGACGCGGAACGGATCGTTCATTCTCTATTCACAAATAGCGAACGCAAACGCCGACTGAAGGAACGCTCTTTAACCTAAAAAACTAAGGAGAACCCTAATGTCACAAGTCACTTATAGGGGTTGTAAGTACAACACCGAAGATGCAAAAAGAGATTATGTTTCTTGGTATAATCAAACCCATGCCCCTGCACATCCACAAAACACATATCGTGGAGTAGCATATCGTCCTTGCAATAATAACAAGGAGATATCAAAATGAACACTTACTTCGTTCAATATCTTAAGAAGAAAGTGAAGAAGGAAAAACTCCTTCAAGTAGCACAACTGAATATGGCAAAACAATCTCAAATTTCTTGATCTAAGAGGGGACTTGACTCCCCTCTTTTTTTTATCTATAATATTTTTAAATTTTATTTTTACTATGGCTTCTAAAACCGCTGGTTTAAAGGTTAAAGATTTATATGAAAAGTACCCACATTTTGAAACGGAATTTTTAAAAATGTGGAGAAATATTATTAAAGAAGCACTTGCTGGTCAAGCGGCAAGAACTCCAGAGAGTAAAAGTTTGAGAGGAATTAAAAATATTATTAAAAGGCACTGGCCTTATTTCACAGAAATTGAGTCAATGAAAGTCACTGACATGATTTCTTCAAGATTTAACAATCACAAACTTCTTCCTGATTGGGATGGATATAGAAACAAACTTCCCAATATTTTCCCAGAGTCTATAATTGGTCAACTAATTTTTTCAGAAAACGAAGATGGTACATCAAGTATTATAGGCACTATTCCAGAACCATCTTCAGATGATATGTGTGTGATTATTATTCAGGGGAAAAAAATGAATGCTCAATTTACTGATGTTCCCCAGGATACTGCATATTCAATTCTATCTGAACTATCAAAATCTTTGGCGTAATAAGTGAGAGAGGGGAGAGACTTGACTCCCCTCTTTTTTTTATCTATAATGGTTTTGTATAGATTGATTTAAATGGATAAAGAAAAACTTAAGTTAATCATTGGAAATCTTGAATCCCTTATAGATTGTTTAAAGTCAGAAGTTTATTCTGATTTTGAACCATATAAACCACAATACGAAGAAATTTCTCCTTACATTCAAGATTATGATGAAGTATTTTATGATGAAGATGGAGAAATGTTGTATGAAGAAATGGGAGTAAATAAAAAATATAAATTTGCAAACAGTAATTATGGAGATGAACTGTGAAAGAAATGTTCGATGAATTTGAATTCATGCAACCAGAAGTAAAACTTGTATCTGTTACTCCAGATGCAGAGAAGCATATGGCATATTGTGCTCGTGTTTCTAATCCGACAAATCAGGAGAATGAAAAGTTTGCTGGACTTCTCAAATATTGTATTAATCACCAACATTGGAGTATTTTTGAACAAGCTTCAATGACTGTGGAGATTAATACTACAAGAGGTATCGCAGCTCAAATACTTAGGCATAGGTCCTTTACATATCAGGAATTTTCACAACGATATGCGGACACAAATCTCCTGAGTCAATCTATTCCTCTTCCTGAACTTCGGAGACAAGACGATAAAAATCGTCAGAACTCTATTGACAATCTCCCAGACTATTTGAAACTTACTTTGTTGGAAGATATTCGCGTTCATTTTGAACATGGATTGAGACTCTACAACCGCCTCCTTGAGAAAGGAGTGGCAAAGGAGTGTGCAAGGTTCGTACTGCCCTTAGCAACGCCTACACGCCTCTATATGACCGGTTCTGTGCGTTCTTGGATCCATTACATTGATCTCCGCTCTTCACATGGTACGCAGAAGGAACACATGGAAATTGCTGAACTGGTGCGTTGCATCTTTACTTGCCAGTTTCCTGCTGTATCTGAAGCACTTGGTTGGACTCGTGAAGGTTGTACAGAATGTGTAGATGCACCTTCTATTTGCATTGAATAAATATCCGTATATAAAATGGAGGAATAGATTTGGCTACATATCCAGTTTATAATAAAGTAACCGGCGAACAAAAAGACGTTGTAATGAGTGTTCACGATTGGGACCAATGGAAAAAAGACAATCCAGAATGGGACAGGGATTGGTCTGATCCATCTACTTGCCCATCTTCAGGAGAATTGGGCGAAGTTTATGATAGACTTAAAAAATCTCATCCAGGATGGAATGATGTTCTACACAAAGCATCAAAAGCACCAGGATCAAAAGTAAAACCAGTTTAATTTTTTATATGGCAAGAAAAAGAACGAATGATCAACCTATTGGTGTTGGACTTACTGCCAAACAAATGAAGCGTAAGAAACCAATTAACTCCGATTTAATAAGAGATATTGAACCTCTTACTGAAAATCAGAAATTGCTTTATAAATCATATGAAGAAAACCAAAACATTGTTGCTTATGGTGCTGCAGGTACAGGAAAAACTTTTATCACTCTCTACAATGCACTTCAAGATGTTTTAGATGAAAGAACACCTTATGAAAAAATTTATATTGTAAGGTCTCTTGTTGCTACTCGTGAAATCGGGTTTCTTCCTGGAGATCATGAGGATAAGTCTTCTCTTTACCAAATTCCATATAAGAACATGGTAAAATACATGTTCCAAATGCCAACGGATGCTGAATTTGAGATGCTTTATGGAAATCTTAAAACTCAAGGTACAATTAGTTTTTGGAGTACTTCTTTTATTCGGGGAACTACTTTGGATAATTGTATCATTATTGTAGATGAATTCCAGAATCTAAACTTTCATGAATTGGATTCAATCATTACTCGTGTTGGTGAAAATTCTAAAATTATGTTCTGTGGTGATGCAACCCAAAGTGATCTAATTAAAACCAATGAAAAGAATGGTATTATTGACTTCATGAAAATTTTACGTGTAATGCCTTCATTTGATGTAATTGAGTTTGGAATTGAAGATATTGTTCGTTCAGGATTAGTTAAAGAATATATCATTGCAAAGACAGAACTAAATCTATGACATTTATTCATCATAATTATCTGGGTGATATTGAACTAGAATGTAAAACAACAGAAAGCATCCGTCTCTATAATCTACCAAATGGAGATTGGGTGCCTTCTATTACTTCTGTTACAAGTTTTTACAACAGAGAAGTCTTCGTTAAGTGGAGAAAAAGAGTTGGTCTTGAAGAAGCAAACCGTATCACTAAAAGAGCAACTGCAAGAGGTACTGATTTTCACCAAGTCTGTCAGGACTATTTGGAAAATAAAGAATTGGATTGGAATGATTACCAACCCCTGACAAAGTTTATGTTTCATCATGCAAAACCTTATCTTGATAAGATAAATAATATTCATGCAATTGAAAGGACTTTATACTCACAGTATCTTGGACTCGCTGGAAGAGTAGATTGTATCGCAGAATATGATGGAGAACTTGCAGTTATAGACTTTAAGACATCGGATAAAATTAAACCAGAAGAATGGATTGAAAATTACTTCGTCCAAGAAATGTTTTATGCTGCTGCATACTATGAATTGACTAATATTCCGCCAGTTAAACTTATTACTATCATGGTAACTCCTGGTGGTGAAGTCAAAATATTTGACAAAAGAAACAAAGGCGATTATATTAAGTTATTAGTTCGCTATATTAAAGAATTTGTATCTCACAATACTAGGTCAAATGGAGAATGAGTTAGAGAAAGTACTAGAGAGTAAGTTTTTCTGCCCATCAAGATTTGCGCAAGAGATTGAAAATCTTGTGCAAATCAATGTTGAAATGAATTACATCGATGCAATTATTCATTTCTGTGAGCAAAATAATATTGATTTAGAATCAGTTCCTAAATTAATTTCAAAACCATTGAAAGAAAAACTTAAGTACGAAGCAATGGAATTAAATTTCCTCAAAAAAAGTTCCAGAGCAAAATTGCCTTTGTAATTCATTTTTGGTCCAAAAATTTTCCCGGTAAAAAATACCTATATTACTTTTTTGAATGATGCCTTTCGATGCCTATAAATGCTATCTGTCCTTAAAAAATCATTTTACTAAGGACAGTTATGATTATCACAAATATTGTGGTAAAAGTCGTGCAAGTCTTCAATCATTCTATAAAAGAAAGGATAGAATGTGGTTTGAAAAAGTTTCGCGTCAAAAAACAGATAAAGAAGTTGTAGATTTTTTTGTTGCCAATTTTGTTTCGTGTAATGATCCAGAAACTCTTTGGATTGGTGAAATGATACGGGAAGGGGAATCAAGATATCAAAATTGGCAAAAAAGGATTCAATCACTTTCTTATGTTTTTAGGGAAGAATCGCAAAGTCTTTTTGATGAAAATGACTTTGTGGATGTTTTTAAGTGTTCTAAAGGACATCCAGTTATTCTTAAAAAATTTTTGAACGGAAAAATAAGTCTAGAAACTCTAGTTATTTACGATAAAATATTTTTGTTTGGAAATAAATTTGATAAAAAACTTCAAGATCCAGTGTGGGAAACCGTAAGTCGTAGAATTAAGAAATATAATCCATTTCTAAATATTGATGTATTTCATTTTAAGAAAATTTTGAAAGAAATTGTTTTGGAGGATTCATGAGTTTCTTCAAATCTGAGGTTGTTCGAGCAGAAATGTCTAAAATTGCAGAAATGCAAGAAGAGGTTTATGCAAACGTTTTTAAGTTTCCCTCAATGACTAAAGAAGAAAAACTTGAACATGTTGAACTTTTGGGAGAACTTTTAGATAAACAAAAGGTTCTTTATACCAGAATGAGTTTATCTGATGATCCAGAAGCAAAGGAAATGAAGGAACGTGTAACACAATCCGCAATTATGATGGGTATGCCCCCTGGAACTGATATGAACGTCATTCTCAATAATATGTCCAAGATGCTTGATATGATGAAAAAACAGATTGACAAAACAGGTTCTGACCTGTAGAATAATGAAGTACACAAAAGCCAAATCCAACTAATACGGAGTAATCTAATGTCTTTTTCAGATCTAAAAAAACAATCCAAACTTGGTTCTCTCACTTCTAAATTGGTAAAGGAAGTTGAGAAGATGAGCACAACTTCTAGTGGTGCAGATGAGCGTCTCTGGAAACCTGAGATGGATAAAACTGGTAACGGATTTGCAGTTATCCGTTTCCTTCCTGCCCCAGAAGGAGAAGATGTGCCATGGGCAAAAATGTATTCTCATGGATTCCAAGGTCTTGGTGGATGGTATATTGAGAATTCTCTGACCACAATTGGTCAAAAAGATCCAGTTTCTGAGTATAACCGTAAACTGTGGAATAGTGGTAGCGAAAAGGATAAAGAAACTGTCCGTAAGCAGAAGCGTAAACTGTCTTACTACTCTAACATCTATGTTGTAAAGGATCCTACTAATCCTCAGAATGAAGGCAAAGTCTTCCTCTTCAAGTATGGTAAGAAAATCTTTGACAAGATTATGGAAGCAATGCAACCTGAGTTTGAAGATGAAACTCCTATCAATCCTTTTGATTTTTGGCAGGGTGCAAACTTTAAACTCAAAATCGTAAAGAAAGATGGGTATTGGAACTACGACAAATCAGAGTTTGGTTCAGTTGAACCACTCCTGGATGACGATGATGCTCTTGAAGCCCTCTGGAAGAAAGAATATTCACTTGCAGCAGTAACTGCTCCTGATCAGTTCAAGTCTTATGAAGAACTTGAAACACGTATGAATGCTGTTCTAGGTCTCCAAACATCTTCTTCTACACGCTCTCGTGCTGTGATGGAAGAAGAAGAACAGTATGATTCCTATGTTGAAAAACCTTCTACTGAGAGTCGTGTTGTAGAAGAACTGGAACAGTCTTATGCTCGTTCCAAGTCTCCCTCACTTCCTAAAATTACTCAGGAAGATGAGGATGAAGATGATGCACTTTCCTACTTTCAGAAGTTGGCAGAAGACTGATCAACTATAAAGTTTAATATTATCAGCTCTTTTTAAGGTGTCACTAACATACTGAGTGGCACCTTTTTTATATGTCATTATTTCTTCCATGTCATCTAATACGACATTTAGATATCGTGACTTAAGTACGAAAATATTTCTTTTATCATCTTCTAATTTTAATTCATATTCATAGTTAGTTACTGGTACTGTAGCGTTTGATATTATAATTTCAGAATCTTCAAAGTAGTCGTAATATTTTTGTCCTAATGCATAATCAAATGGAACTTCTAAACCACTGGGAATTATAGTTACTCCACGACTATTTTTTATTTCTATAGTTTCATAATGATGAATTCCATTATAAATTTTATAATAAATTTCTTCGTCAGTGGTTAAACCTACTCCATATTTTTCTTTCAAATAAGTATCAAAACTTTCTTGAGATAATGTCCATTCGGTTTGAATATTTACGATATTGTTGGACAATAAAATTATCCAGTCTAAAGTAGAATCTCCATAAAGTTCATATGCAACATTATCTGGTCTATCATCTCCTTTAATTTTATATTTTTCAAAAAAAGTTAAATCTTCAAAAATATCATTTCTTAGTTGCCCTTTTTTGAAAAAGTTTTTAACGAGTGAGTAATCGGATATTTTTGCGTCAGGAAGTCTGCTGACGTATTCAAAATTTGGAACTTGGCGGAAATAACTTGGCATTTTAGTAACCTATTACAGCGTCTTGTCCTAACTTGTTTTGTTTTTCGAAGTTGTCATAATCATCATTAAAGATCGGTTCAATTTCTTGAAATTGCATATTAATTTCATAAGAAGTCATTAGACCATCAGCAAATGTCATATAAGTTGCATCTGGAGTATAATTTACAGTAAATGATTGTAAAGCACACTCTTTAATAAGATTTATATATGGGTGATCCTTATTTCCATGTAAATATCTTATTTTAAAGGTATTTGGTGCCTTTAAAAATAATTGAGATGGAGTTCTTTGAACTGACATTCCTTGTTTGAAAAATCTTATAATTTGTCTTATTTGTTCCCTATCTTTTTGACCTCTTGCAGATAATCTAAAACTAAATGTAAATGGTCTTAAAGTTGGCCCACTGAATAACAACTCCATATTTGGGTTTTGAATAGCACCTTGTGTTCTTGATAGAATATTTGCTTTTCCTATTGCTTGACCAATGAAATATGGTTTTAATGCTTCTTTTAGTTCTCCGGAATAGTTTGAAATTGCTTCAATCTTCTCTCCTGCTTCATTAGCAGCTGCATCTCCTCCTCCTCCAATAAAAGCATTTGCAACATCTGCTAAAGCTTTATCTGTAGCAGTTAATGTGTCACTTCCCCAAGTTACCGCATTTGTATCAGAAATTCCTGCTGGAATTGGTAGGTGTACAATTCCAATTGTTCTTGATTCATAATTAGATCTTTCATTAAAAGATCCCGCATTCTCTCCTGTACCTAGAGTTCTTTTTTCATATTTTAACATATTGAATTGTATAACATCTTGATGTCCTAGCTGTAAGTCCGCTGGATATCTTAATGTCTTTGAATATGAGGGTCTACCCCTTGCTTCTGACAACTCTTTATCTAAAGCTTCTTGAGATTCTTGAGGTGTTGGTTCTGCTTCAGTGGATGCTTTTGAAGATACTGTTTTAAGATCGTTGGGACTTAGTTTTGCTTTTTCTGCAGATGTTTGTATTTGTTGATTTGTGGAAGTTTTTAATGCGCCTTCTTTTAAAGATTTTTGAGCGTCTGCACCTAAAACGGTAGACCCATCTGATTTTTTAAAACTTGATACATCCCAACTTTTTCCTCCATCTTTTGATGCAGCAGCTGCCTCAAATTTAGGGATTCCTGGAAAACTAGAAGTATTTACGTAAATTGTAGATTTTGCTGTCCCTGGAATTATTTTATTACTAGAATCTCTATCATATTCTGTTTGTACATATGTCTCAAGTTCAGTTCCTGTAGCACCAACTTTAGTTTTTTGTTTGTCGCTAGCAAAACTTTCTAGTGCCATTAAAATATCCTCATTTCTTGAGACATTTATGAGAGAATCTTTTATTTATTTAGACGGAATTTTGCATATGGAACAGATAGCAGTTCATCTAATTCTTCATAATTAATAATATGCATTTTTCCAATTACTTCTTCCCAAGTATAATTTCTTGATTGTCTCCCCAAACTCCAATGGAAATTAAGACCTCTAAATCCCCAATTCTTAAGTTCTGTGCAAGCAATTAGTGGGTGTTGGTCATATTCTATATTTGGAGTTTTTGCCTTGTATATAAAAGTATAGAATTTTCCTGGTTCTGGAATAACTGTAGATTCTTTAAAAATATCCAGTATCTCACGCATTATATCTTCTTGCAATGTTAGATTTTTAATTCTATTTTTCAGCAATTCAACTCTTGATTTTGGTCTTGCTCTTTGATAATCTCTATCACTTTCTATTAATTTTATTAAATCTCTTATAGTTAATCTGTCATATCCCCCTATTGATCCTTTTCCAGAACCTGTTTGATAATAAACAGTATATGTTTTGGCAATTTCAATTAATTGTGATTTTGTATAATCAGTTAAAGGTTTTTCGTAACCAGTTAATGCCATTATTTTATACCTAATTCCGATTCGGTGAGTATACGAAATTTAATTAAACGATCTTCGCACCATTCTTGAATCGATTTCCATTTTGATTGATTAACCGCATAAGTATTTACTTCATTGATATAAGTTTTCGTTTTCTTTTTCCCTTGAATTGGTGGTGTAGTTTGTCTTTTTGGTTTTATTTCTATAACGTATTTTTGAATTTTTCCATTGTCTTCTAAAACCTCAATTATAAAATCTGGGAAATATCTACATACCTTTTGTTTAACTGGATTATAATAAGGAATACAAAACTCTTCAGAACCATATTTTAGTATATTGGGAGATCTATCACACCACTGCATAAATTTAAGTTCCCAACTACTTCGGTATACTATATTTTGTGGATTTCCTATATATTTTTCTGGATTTCTTGGATGAAAAAATCCTTGATGATACCTTGCATCACGCGGCATTTTTCCAACCCCTATGAGATTTATTTCTTCCAGAAACAACATGCTGCAAACAACCTATACTTAAATTATTTTCTTTAGCAAATCTAGTAAGATTCTTTACATTTATTATTTTTCCTTCTGGAGAAATTAATTTATATTCTTTGCTATTTTTTTCAGATAAAACTTTTTTTGTACTTTCTGGGCAAGGTTTTCCTTTAAGAGGACTTTCGTTATTTTTAAACCATTGTTTTCTTTTTTTACTTTGCTTTAATTTTGATTCTTCTGAATGACTTTTTCCCCACATTGGATTTAATTCACCAAATCTTGCGCTATTATGCATCCCATTTTTCTCTCCATAATTTGCACGACTCATTCTAAAAGATTCATCTTTACATAAATCTAAAGTTATTTTTCTCAACTTTTCTTTAGTATCTTCAGAATGTTTTTTACCATAAAAAGGGTTTAACTCACCTTCATATCCAGAAACTCCTTCATACTCTTCATACATAATTTCTGAAGGAATGTCGATATTAAAAGTTTGGTTTAATTTTTTTGTATTAAATTTAATATATTTTTTCATTATGAATTAAAGATTCAATATTATTTATAAATGCTTTTTAAACTTTCTGCCATACATAATATATAAAGGTTAAAATTATTTATAAATGCCTTCTCCAGATCTTTTTCCACAACCTAAAGCAAGAAAAGTAGATGATATAAAAAGTGCTATCTTAAAACCAGCATTAACTTCTCATTATGAATTATATTTAACTATTCCAAACGGGAATGCTGGTGATTTTAATACTATCATGGAAAAAAATGGTGTTTCGTTTTCTAGAGTTCAATCAAATTTACAGCTTGCATGTTCCGAAGCAAGTTTACCTGGTTCTAGTTTAGCGACACACGAAATTAATAACGATTATACTGGTGTTACTGAAAGACATGCATATAGGAGAGTATATGATGATAGAATTGATTTAACTTTTTATGTTGACACTCAATATACTGTGATTAAGTTTTTTGAAACATGGATTAAGTATATTGTCAGTGAAAGTATAAGTGGTAAAGATGGAGGACCTGCCGGACTATTATCCCCCAACTTTTTTTATAGTGTTAGATATCCAGAAGAATATCAAACTACTTTCTACATTACAAAATTTGAAAAGGACTATACTTTAATGTCGGGTTCAAGATTAGTATATGGATTTTTAAAGGCATATCCAATTAGCATTTCTTCTATGCCAATATCTTATGACTCATCATCTCTTTTGAAATGTACAGTTTCTTTTAATTATTCTAGATATTATATTGCAAATTTGGCTGGATCTCCACCACCAAACTCAGATTCTCTCCAGTCTAGTTTAAATAATCCTTTAGAGCAGGCAGGATTCAATACTTCTGCCTTTGAATCTTTCTCAAATCCTCAATTTGGCGTGGATACTACTGGTGGTTTATCTATAGGAAACGCTCTATCTTCAGGAAATTCATTACAAGTTGGTGAGGGTGATGAGATAATTGGTGCAGTAAATGCAAACTCAAGAATGGTTGAATCTGGATTGCCATATACTGGAAGAAATGTTGGTCCATTATCACCATTCTCATAAAAAAAGAGGGTCATTAAGACCCTCTTTGGTTAATTATTTGCAGAATAGAGATTCAAATTTATTTGAAGCATACTCCGCTTGTTTTTGATTTCCGCCAGCAGAGAATACAAACTGTTTTTGAAACTCTACATTTCCACATGCAATAGAAGCTGTTTTAATGATGGTAGTTGCTCCTGGAGTTGCCGCAAGACCACTAAAGTTACGACCAGTTGCTGTGTCAAATTGCCTAATAAATTCTACTTGCCCTGGAGTAAGACTTACTGCATTTACCGTAGATTCAGATACATAATGACCTGCGGTTGATGCAATAGAGGGAACTGCGGTGGCTCCAACAATTCCAGCAAGAACAAAACCAATGTTTTTAATCATTTTAGAAAGAGTGTTTTTTCTCTTGAATACTTTAATAGTATAGCATAAAATTTTCAAGATGGTCAAACAGTGGTGGACACTTTTTGATCTGTCCATCCCCCATAAATAATCAAACCTGAAGTTTTTATAGGACATTATGCCTTTACCCAAGATTGCTACGCCAACTTATGAACTTGAATTGCCTTCAACTGAAGAGACAATTCAATATAGACCTTTTCTTGTAAAAGAAGAAAAATTGCTTGTAATTGCTTTAGAAAGTGAAGATAATAAGCAAATTAGTACGGCAATCAAAACAGTTATTAAAAATTGTATTCTTACAAAAAATATAAAAGTAGAATCTTTACCCACCTTTGATATTGAATACTTATTTTTAAATATTCGTGGAAAATCTGTAGGAGAAGAATTGGATGTAAATGTTATATGTCCAGATGATGGAGAAACCCAAGTTTCTGTAAAGATTAATCTAGATGATATTAAGGTCCAAAAAAATGAAGAGCATAACAATAGAATTAAATTAGATGATTCTATTGTTATGGAGATGAAATATCCATCATTGGACCAATTTATTAAAAATAATTTTGATTTTAATGATAAAAATGCAATGGACAAATCATTTGAATTAATTGCATCATGTATTGATAAAATTTTTAATGAAGATGAAGTATGGTCTGCGGCAGACGTTACTAAAAAGGAATTAAATGATTTCTTGGAGTCAATGAATTCATCTCAATTTAAAGACATTGAGAAGTTTTTTGAAACTATGCCAAAATTGTCTCATACGATTTCTGTTACAAATCCAATAACTCAAGTTGAAAGTGAAGTTGTTTTAGAAGGGTTAGCAAGTTTTTTCGCGTAGTTATGGTCCACATGGACCTAGAAAATTACTTTAAACTTAATTTTTCCTTAATGCAATACCATAAATATTCACTATGGGAGATTGAAAATATGATACCTTGGGAAAGAGATATCTATATTGGATTATTGCAACAGCATCTTGAAGAAGAAGAGTTAAAACAAAGACAGCAGATGAGCAATGCCCATTTCTAATCAGTCAGAAACAATTGATCCTAGAATATTAAGACTGATTGGTCTAGAGGATGTTTTTGACCTTGATTATGAAACTTATTTGACTCTTCTCAAAGAAGCAATGGTCAAAGGTAGGATGACCAAAAAAACAATTCCTACCGAAGAAATAATGTTGGTTACAGATGAATATAAAAGAGTAAAAACTAAAAAGGATCAAGGAAGATTTGAAGTTAAAAAGAAAAAAATATCCCCCAATTCATTTAATGTTAATAATGTAAAGGGAATATTACCTGGCACTAAAAAATCCCAAGGTCTTTTACCATCTCAAGCAATTGCAAAATCTCCTTTAACAAAAAGTTTAGAGGATAATATATCTGCAATAACTGCTGCAGTAATTTCTATAAATGAAACTTTAAAAAATCAACAAAAAATAAAAAGTGATGCTTCTGCTTATGGAAAAAGACAAGCAGAACAAGAGAAAAGATCTTTAAGGGAAAGTAAATTAGAAAAGATATTTGATGGATTAAAAAAGACGGCTGAAAAAATAATCACACCAGTTAAAAGTCTTCTTGATAAAATATTTGATTTTATTGGAACTGTAATTTTAGGAAGAATTGTATATAAACTTGTTGAATGGATGGGTGATCCTAAAAATGCAAGTAAAGTAAAATCAATCATTAGGTTTGTAAAAGATTGGTGGCCTGCACTACTTGCTTCTTATGTTTTATTTGGTAACTCATTTAGTGGATTAATTCGTGGAACCATTGGAATGGTTGGAAAATTTATATTCCAAATAGGAAAAGTTGCCATACCTAAATTATTATCTTTGATTGCAAGAAATCCTTTAGCAACTTTAATTGTAGGTAGTTCTGTAGCAGGAACTTTTGCAAGAACAGATGAAAGAGAAAGATTAAAACCAGAACTTGATAAACAAAGAGCGAGCGTAGAAAAAACTGAAAAGGATTCATCAGCACCTTGGTATCAAAAACTTGGAGGTTTTTTTGCTAAACAAGAACTAACAACAGGTCAGCAGAGACAGTCAATTGTTGCACCTGTTCCTGCTGCAATGTTTAGTGGTGGTGGACCTGCGAGTGGATTTGTAAGTGGTGAAAAGGGCGTTGATAAAATCCCTGCGATGCTTTCTGATGGGGAATTTGTTATGTCTGTCGGGGCAGTTGAAAAATATGGAGTTGATACTCTGGAGGCAATGAATGCCGCTGGAGGAGGAACAAACAAACCAAAGATTGTTGGTGGAAAAACTTATGCTGACGGTGGTGGATCTATTGGATCTGAAAGATATAGTTTAACACCCGGATTTAGCGGAGAATCTTCTCAGTCCGATATTTATTTGATTAGAGCAATTAATGAATTAGTTAAAGTACTAAGAAACAAGTTCCCCAGTAGCGGATCTGATGGCGGTTCTTATCCTAGTGGTTCTTATCCTAGTGGTTCTTCTGGAGGATCTGATTTTCCACAACAACTTGCAAATATTGCCGGAACAATTGCTTCTCGTGGTTCTCAAATATATCAAGGTGCTTCTTCTCTCGCGGCAAGGGCGGGATCGGTGGCGACAAAAAAAGCAAAACCGTTGATTGAAAAAGCAAAACCAATGGTTCAATCTCTTCCCGCAACAATGGACTATGGTTCATTATATCTTCGTTCTCAACTTGGAGGACTTGGCGGATCAATAACTGAAGCAGATTTAAGCAAACAAACAAAAGATGAATATGCAAAAGCGTTTGCAAATGCAAAAGCAAAGGCTGCTGGAAGAAGAGCAAGTATCGAAAGTCAAGTAAGAATGTACCAAGGGATTTTAAAAGGTCCAAATTTGACAAAAGAACAAAAAGCAGATGCTGAAAAACAACTTAAAGTTAATCAAAGTCGATTAGCAAAATATAAATCTGGACAAATTGATGTCCAATATGCAGATTTTGTGGATAAAAATGGAAAATTAAGTCCCGCAGCAAGAGCAGCACAAAAAACTTTGGGAGCAGTTTGGGCGACTGATACAAAAGATGGTGGATTTAAAATAGAAAAAGAACCTTACGATTTTCCAATTATCAATGATCCTTGGGGATTAATCAATTGGCCAAAAATGAATAAAAAGCAGAGAGAAGAATGGTTAAGTAAACAACCTCAAGGAAGTCCTCATGCAAAACAATTAAGAGCAAATCCAAATTCTTGGGGGAAACAAAAAATTGCAGAAGCAATGTATAGTCTAAATCCATTTGCAACACCGGTGGAAACTGATGTAAAAATTGGAGGGAAACCAAGAGCAAAAGGTATTATAGACACATTAGTTAATGCGATAGATAATCCTTTGATGTCAATGTCAAGGGGACTTGCAATGAATTTATTGAAAGGTAAGGAAAGAAATGTTGTGACTGGTGAAGCGGAAAAAGGTAGTTTCTTGGATAAACTTTTTCCAAAGAAAGGACCACCTTTACCCAAACCTGGACAAAGTAGTGGTGCAGTTACTATGTACAAACCTAATGATCCTAGAAGAAAACAAACTGGTCCATATAAATCTAGATTTGCTCGCCCTAAAAACGCAGGAGTTAAACCAGTAAAACCACCAACATCAAGTAAACCAAGAGTTGTTTATGGTCCACCTGTTCCTTCGTCAAGATCTAGTAAATCAAATAAACCTGCAGCATCAAGGGTTCCTAGATTTACTGCAGGAACTAGAGGTATGAGATCCAAACAAGAAACTTTAGGATTAATGAGGTAAAATAAATGGCAGTTAACCCTCAAAAATTTTTACCTTCAGCAAAAAGTTCATCTGTAAAAATTTCTAAGAATCTTATTAAAGGATCCTCTCAAGTTGCTATTTCTGAAAAGTCGTTAGAAAATATAGGAATAATTCGCATTAAAGTAATTGAAATTGATAAGATTTTAAAAGGGACTCTTGCCGCAGAGAAAAAAAATCTCATTGATAAGAAAAAAGAAGAAAGTACTAAAAGAAGAGAAAAAACAGAAGAAAAATTAGAAACAAACCCAAGAGCAGAGAAAGCATCAATAAAAATGCCCCAACTTCCAAGAATGGGATTTTTGGATTGGGTTAAAAATTTTATTGGAAACATTATTCTTGGATATTTTGCAGTTAGAATGGTTGATTATCTTCCTAAAATCATTCCTATAATAAAATTTATTGGACAAGCAACTGACTTTGTGCTTGATCTTGGAGGAAAACTTCTAGACGGATTGGTTACTTTTGTTGATTGGGGTTATAAAGCATATGATGCAACAAGAGGATTTGTAAAAAATCTTTTTGGTAATGCTGAAGCAAAGCAGTTTGATCAACTTTCCAGTGCATTGAATAAATTTTTAAATCTTGTAATTATTGCAGGGATGGTTACTGCAGGTTCTGGTGGATTTGGTGGTCGTGGAGGTGGTGGAACAAAACCTGGAGTTGGTGGAAAACCAAGAGTAACAACTAGTGGTGGTGGCCGTGCTGGAAGAATTGATGTAAGAAATCCCTTAAGACAAAGACCTGACGTAACTACTGGAGTTGGAGGAAAACCTCAACTTAGACTTCCTGGAACTGCGGCAAGGGTTACTACAAGTGCTGCTGCAAAGAAGGGGTTACTTTCTTCAGTAAGACCATTTTTGAAGAGGGTTCCATTACCTGTCGTTGGTGCGTTGATTGATTTTGGGTTGTCTTGGGCATTGGGAGAAAACCCAGGAAGAGCAGCGTTTAGGGCAATTGGTGCAGGTATATTAGGAACTATTGGTGGTGGTCTTGCTGGTGCTTTAGGTCTTGCTGGTGGACCCTTAGCAGTTGCAACAGCAGCACTTGGAGCTATTGCTGGAGGATCTCTGGGTGATATGGCAGGTGGTGCTTTATACGATTTATTCTTTGGTGGGAAAAAAGCAAAATCTCCAACCAAAAAAATGGCAGGTGGGGGTATTACAAGAGGTGGTAAAACTCCGGGTGGAGTAAGAAGATCTTTAGGAGGGAGAAAGGGAAAAACAAAAAAATATAAAAGAACTATCGCTCCAAGGAAACCGGGTGAGGTAAAAACAACTTCTCCTGGTTCTGATGTTGGTGGAGAAGAAAAACTTTTTGGAATTTTTCCAAATCCATTTAAAAAGGTTGTAGATAAATATAATCCTTTTAAAAATGTTGCATCTGCTGGAAAAAATCTTGGAGAAAGTGATTATTTTGGACCTATTTTTGCTATTGCTTCTAAAATTATCTTAGGACAAAAACCATCTCAAAGTGATTATCAAAATGTTGGACTTGGCATTAATATGCTAGTTGCAAAAGGAATAAATGATGGAAAATTAAAGGGTGGTCTTGCTGCTGCATTTGCTGAAGGTGGATTTGTTGATCCTAAGACCTTAGACGCTATATCTCAGGGTGGTGATATTAGTGATTGGGTTGCGAAATCATTTAAAGATGCTACAGATAGTAATGCACAAAAAACTTTAAGAGAGATTCAAGATAATTTAAGATTGAAAGGTGCAGATACACCCAATGCTCCAACTGGTCAAGAAGAACAAGATCAAGAACCTGGATCATTAGGATCATCTGGCGCACCTTCAGCTCCAGGTAATGCTCATCCTGGTTGGGCAAGAATATATGAACTTGCAAGAAAAGCTGGAGACCCGTTTCCAGAAGTTACTGCTTCTCAATGGGCTATTGAATCTGGATATGGTAAGTATAAAACAGGAAAAAATAATCCATTTGGTCAGACAGGAACTCATCCAAAATATGGAGGAACTACTTTAGCAACACCAAGAGACCCTGGAGGAGGATCTAAAACTTTTATGAATTTTGGTAGTGAATCTGAGGCTGTTGCATTTAGAGTAAAAAGATGGGTTCCGGAATATGGAAATGCAAAAACTCCATATGAAGCCCTTATGAATATACAAAAACATGGCGGAAGAGGAAGATATGCTCAAGGTTGGCCAACAAGAGCATTTCCTGAAGGAGATTGGATGGGTTATGTTAGAAGCGTAAGTGGTATTATTAAAAGTAATGGCGGAAATCCTAATAGACCAAGAGTTTCTGGAGTAGCTCCAAGTCTTGATTCTATGGATGGAAAAGCAGGATCTCTTCCAGGTGGAGTGACCTCACGGAGAATGTTAACAGGACCTTCTCAGTATATTGGTAGAAGTACTGCATATCATATTGATACGAAGTTTCATAGGAGTCTTGGTATGGGTAATATGGTTTCTGCTATGGATAGACTTGCAAATGCATATTCGTCTAGAGGAAGAAAAATAGAATTTTCCAATGAAGGTGTTGCAGGGTCTGTCTGGAATCCAAATGCTAGTTCAAAAGAAAAACGATCTCTTCTTCAAAGAGCAATTGATGCACACTCACACTCTACTTTTATGAGAAGAGAGGGATTTCTGCCCTTTGATTATTTTATTCCTAAGAAGAATG